CAATACATAGAATAGCTAGTTTAAAACAATATAAACCTGAAGAATATAGAATAACAATGCAGGGACATATAGTCAGACGAGATGGGTTACTAGAAGCGTTCTTTTAGGAGAAAAAGATATGACTTTAACAGAAGGAGCATTTATTTTAACAGTTAGTTTAAGTGGTAATTATGATGACTTAGAATTTGTAGGGTATTTTCATGACTGTCAAACGGCGATAGCATACTACCATGAGAACTGCAGTGAATATATGGCGGCGAGTTGTTTATTAACGGAGTATAGCAATCTCCCTGACGATCACCCTGATGTATTTGGATTTGAAATAACCGAACCACAATCCTGTGGCTTCGTCGGAGTAGACCCTAAAAATTTTACAAAGGATAAATAGTGGCAAAGATTAAACAAACGGAACAAGTAAGAGAACCTGTGCATAAACGAACGAGTCAAGGCGGACGAGTAGCCAAGACTTCTACTATGAACAAATACTTTAAGAAAGACTTTAAAAAATATCGTGGGCAGGGGAGATAGTGGAAATATTTAAAGACAAAGCGTTAATTGTAAACACAAATAAACCTGATGATATTTTAAACACTATAGATAAAAGTACATTGCTAAAAACTTTTGATAATGGAGTTTCAAAAGTAGTAGTCAAATGGGGGTTAGATGAAGTATTAAAATTATCAGCATTAAGATTAAAAAACATAATATCTCCTATATCTAAAGAGTATGATTGGCCTGGTATATTTAAACCGTTTGATCATCAGAGAACAACAGCAGAATTTTTATCTGCGTACAAAAGAGCATATTGTTTAAGCGAAGCAGGTACAGGTAAAACAGGTGCAGTTATATGGGCAGCTGATTATTTAATGAACAAAAAGAAAATAAATAGAATGCTTGTTGTATGTCCTCTTTCTATTATGCAAGCAGCTTGGCAGGCAGACTTTTTTAAAACTGCTATGCATAGAACTGTAGCTTTAGCTCATGGAACTGCGGAAAAAAGAAAAAAGATATTAGCTGAAAACACTGACGTAGTAATAATTAATTACGATGGTATTGAAATAGTTGAAAAAGAAATATCTGAAGGTGGGTTTGATTTAATAGTAGTGGACGAAGCTAACTATATTAAAACTGTAACAACTAGAAGATGGAAAGCTTTAAAAAGAATTGTAAATGATGACACGTGGATATGGCTATTGACAGGCACCCCTGCAGCACAATCCCCTGCAGACGCGTATGGTTTAGCTAAACTTGTCAACCCTAAATCAGTACCAAAATATTTCGGTACATTTAAAGATATGGTAATGCAAAAAGTAAGTCAATTTACCTGGATACCTAGAAAGAATGCACAAGATATAGTTTTTAAAACACTACAACCTGCTGTTAGATACACTAAAGAAGAATGTTTAGACTTGCCTGATGTTACACACCAAACAAGAGATGTTCCATTGACACCTCAACAAGATAAGTATTACAAAAAACTTAAAAAAGAAATGTTTATAGAAGCTGCAGGAGAAGAAATAACTGTAGTTAACGCAGCAGCAATGTTGACTAAATTACTACAGGTTAGTGCAGGATCAATATACACAGACAAAAAAGAAGTTATAGAGTTTGATGTTAAGAATAGAATGACTGCTTTAAAAGATATTATCACAGAAGCAAGTCACAAAGTTATTGTGTTTGCTCCATTTAGAAATAGTATTGAATTAATACTAACGGAGTTAACAAAATCAAAAATAACTTGCGATTGTATACATGGTGGTATCACAATGAACAAACGAACTCAAATATTTAAATCATTTCAAGAATCAAAAGACCCTCAAGTATTAGTTATACAACCTCAATCAGCTTCACATGGTGTAACACTTCACGCAGCTAACGTTGTTGTATTTTGGTCACCTGTTGTGTCAGTAGAAACATATATACAATGTTGTGCTCGTATGGACAGGGCAGGGCAAAGAAACCCAATGACTGTAGTTCATCTACAAGGTAGCCCTGTAGAATCAAAGATATACAAGATGCTACAAGGTAAGATTGACGATCATGTTAAGTTAGTAGACTTATATAAAGAGGAACTAGGAATTGTACAATAGTCTTGACATTGTCTGAAACCTATAATATACTTACAATCCATTTAACGAGAGGAGCAATACATGGAATTAGATGATAATCAGCTTGAAAAGCTTATGCAAGCTGATATTAATATGCGAGAGTCAATAGCAACACTTGAATCTCAGATAAGCGAAATAAAAACTAAACGTGCGCAAGTGCAAGAAGCTTTGAATGAAGCATGCAGAACTTTGAATGTTTCAAGCATTAAAACTAGTGCAGGCACATTGACTAGAAAATTAAAAACTAGATATTGGACAAGTGATTGGCCTGAGATGTATAAGTTTGTAAAAGAACATGATGCTTTTGAGTTGTTTGAAAAACGAATACAGCAGACTAACATAAAACAATTCATAGCAGATAACCCTGATGTGGCCCCTCCAGGACTACAATCAACATCTGAATATGCAGTATCAATACTTAAAAACCGTAAAAAAGAGGAGAAATCATGAACACAGAAGTAGATATATTTTCACAAGGTGGAGCAGTTGCAACTACAGGCAGTAGAGATGACGGCTTTACAAGTAACATAACAGGCAGTTCAATTACATCAAAACGTATATCAATACGTAATAATGTGTTTAGACTAATGGTCAATGGTAAAGAGATTGACAAAAGTGATGAGCGTCATATAGACGTAGTCATAGTTAATGCTTCACCATCAGTACACAGAATGTATTTTGCAGGTGAATACAAACCAGGTATGAAGTTATCACCCCCTGCGTGTTGGACATCAGATAGTGTTAAACCTGATTCTGAAGTTGACGCACCACAAAACGTTACTTGTGCTGAATGCCCTCAGAACATTAAAGGGTCAGGACCTAATGGAACTAAAGCTTGTAGATTTAGCAGACGTATAGCTGTAGTAAGATCCGATGATTTAAATGGTGATGTGTTTCAAGTAACTTTACCGTCACAATCTATATTTGGTAACGGTACAGCAGAGCGCAGACCTCTACATGAATACACTGATTATGTGAGGGCGAACAATCAAAACCTTATGTCTGTTGTATCAAGAATGTCTTTTGATATGGACTCGTCAAGTACTAAAGTAGGATTTAAACCTATTAGAATACTTAACGATGAAGAGTATGCATTGTGCTCTGAAAAAAGCACTAGTGATGATGCAAAAAGAGCTATTACTTTGTCAGTAAATATAAACAAAGATGAGAGTGGTCAAACACCTCCCCCTGCACCTACAGCTGAGCCTGCACCAAAACCTAGGCCTGTCGATGCGTTCTCTGAAACTAAACCTGCAGAAGAAGACAACATACCTGAACCAACAAAAAGAGCAGAACCAAAGGCAGAGCCTAAAGCAAAAGCACCTGACCCTAAACCTGCTACAGGCGATGTAAGTCTTGATGATCTTGTAGACGATTGGACATAGGAGGGAGCATGAGAGGATATTCACAAATTGTAATAGAAGCTAATCAAGCTGCTGAAAATACACTAGGTGTTGAGTTAGGTGCTGTATGCATCAAGCTAAAACACCCAGTGCAGAAGGTTTCAGAAAGTCTTAACATATCAAGACAAACAGTATATGATTGGTTTTCAGGTAAAGCAAACCCAACTAGATTAAAAAAAGAAGATGTTGAAATTTTAATAAAAGAACTGTCAAAAAACATAAAGGTTTAAAATGCAAACGAAAGAGTTTTTAGACCTTGTGTGGTCTGATCAGGGGTACTACTGCGTAGTAAGTAAAGATCAACAAGACAATGTAACACCTATGTTTTTAAATACTGTTGATGACGCAATAGCTAAAGTTAATGTTTTGTTAAAAAACAAGTTAGACGTGTACTACACATGTTCAACTTGGGTAGAGAACACAGACAGAAAAGCTAAAAATGCAAGAGAACAGAAGATATTTTGGCTTGACATTGATTGTGGTTTTGATGCTAAGAAGCGCAGGTATAAAGACTACAAAACTAAAGAAGATGCTATGGTTGCGTTAAGAAAGTTTACAGACGCAACTAAACTCCCTGCACCAATGGTAGTAGATTCAGGAAATGGGTTGCATTGCTACTGGCCCTTTGTTGATCCTGTTGCACCTGCTGTATGGAAACCTATAGCACAGGGACTTAAGTTTCTGTGTGTTAAACATGGTTTTAAATCAGACTCTGTTTGTACTTCAGACATATCAAGAATACTTAGAGTGCCTGGAACTAAAAACTTTAAGGATGTAAAAAACCCAAAAAGCGTGACCGTACTACAGACTTGTAGTCCGTTTCTATTTGATGATCTAGCAGCAGTCATCCCTGCTGAAATAATAACTCATGCTAACAAACCAAAGAGGCCTATGGACGAAGCTACCAAAGCAATACTGGGTAACCATTCTTCTAGGTTTAGAAAGATAATGGAACGTTGTAAAGTAAACGATGGCTGCAATCAACTTGAACACATAGCTATAAAACAAAATGAAATAGAAGAACCACTATGGAGAGCAGGATTATCCATTGCCGTACACTGTGAAGATAGAGATATAGCTATACACAAAATATCTAGAGGTCATGTTGACTACGATTATGAATTAACAGAAAAGAAAGCTGATAGCATACCAGGCCCTCACTCATGTAAACAGTTTGAAATGCAAAGGCCTGAAGGGTGTAAAAACTGCTCACATAAAGGTAAGATAACAACACCTATTCAGCTTGGCAGAGTTGTTGCTAAAGCAAGAGGCGCAGATAATGTAATAGAAGCACACAGTGAAGCATTAGATCAAAAAGTAACTTTTAAAATACCTGACTACCCATACCCATACTTCAGAGGTAAAAACGGAGGCATATATAGAACTATGCCTGATGATGACGATGACGGTGTTAAGATTTATGACTATGATTTTTATTTAGTAGAAAGACTTCACGACCCTACACTAGGCGAGTGCTCATGGTTTAAACTACATTTACCAAAAGATGGAGTTAGAGAGTTTATAGCTAGAACTTCTGACTTGCTTACTAGAGACAGAGCAAGACAAATTCTAGTTGATTATGGAGTTATAGTGCATGGTAAGCAGATGGAGTTAATGATTGATTACATAGTTAACTCGGTTCAAACCCAACAACGTACAAACGAAGCGTCACTAATGTATAAACAGTATGGTTGGAATCCAGGCTCTATAGAAACCAAGAACAAAATACTTATAGGCAACAGAGAGATAAGTGCGTTTGGTGTTAAGTATGTACCTGTAGCTGACGAACTTAACGAGATAAACCCTACACTGCAAAAGAAAGGGGACTATGATGAATGGAAAAAAGGTGTATCTATTTATGAAAGACCAGGTATGGAGCTACGTGCTTTTGGTTTCTTTTGTGCTTTTGGTTCTTTACTTATGCCTTTCTTTGAGCATAGAGAAAAATCAGCCATAATAAATTTATATAACCCTGAAACAGGACAAGGTAAAACTTCTATATTACAGGCTATGACTAGCGTGTATGGCAATCCTGATCTTAATTCAAAACTTGTGCAGGTATGGGGCGATACAGAAAACTCTATTATTCATCGTATGGGTTACATGAACAACTTACCTGCTGCAGTAGATGAGATGACAGATATAACACCACGAGAACTACATAAGTTTTTAAAGTTTATATCGACAGGACGAGGACGTAATAGGTTAGGTAACGGAGTTAACAAAGAAAGAGCAAACGATACCGTGTTTAACTTGATATGTGTAGTATCTAGTAACACAGATTTTAGACAAGTTATGTTTTCTGATAGAGCAAAAGCTAGTGGTGAGATGGCTAGGTTTATACAACTACCCATAGAGCTAGATGAAACTATAACTAAGTCTGAAGCTGACGAATATTTTAGTAAGTTCTTTGACAACTATGGACACGCAGGTGAAGTCTATGCACAATACTTGATAGCAAATTTAGATCAAGTGAAAAAACAATTGAAAATAACACAACAAAAGATAGATAAAGAACTCAACATTAAAGGACAAGATAGAAAGTTTTCAGCTACGTTAGCTGCAGTATTTTTAGGTGCAGTCATTGCTAAGAAACTAGGCATACACAATATAAATATTGATCCTGTATATAAAGCTATAGCTAAAGAACTAAGTAGATCTAAAGTATCGCTACAAGAAGCAGACTTTGATGCTGTTCAAACGCTAGGTGACTTTATTAACACAGCTAAAAACAGCACCTTGGTTATAAACAGTAAGGCTGATTCAAGAGGGGGACTAGTAGAAGCACCGATGTTAAGGCCCAATCATGATTTAAAAGTACGTGTAGAGCCTGACACTAACACTATCTATATACCTGCATCTATAATGAGAGAGTATGTAAACAGTAAAAAAATTGACTATAGTGACTTTATTAAAGGTTTAAAGTCAAACGGAGTGCTTAAAGAAGCATCGAAACTAAAAGTGCTACATAAGGGTCTAGAGATTAGTGGACCTTCAGTTAGATGTATATGGGTTGACAATTCATCATTTGATGAAATTAAAACAGATAATTTAGACTTGGATATACCGAAAAATGTTAACTAACGGAACAGACTATCAAATAGACTGGCCTTCTTTTACACCAGGAACATCTATATTCTTACCTGCAGTAGATACTAAAGCAGCTTTAGCAGCCATAGAAAAAGAAAGTAAAAGACTTGAGTTTGAGTATGTGCATAAAATAGTTATAGAAGATGGCATACAAGGCATTAGAGTCTGGCGACTATAAGTTTATCGCGTGCTAAACAATGGAAGATCAGCGTCTACTCTAAGCTTAGCTACTCCTTTTAATATTTTATTCATCTTAACATCAATCACTCTTAGTTTTTCAGCTTTAGCTGAAGGGCTAAGTTTTTCGTTCTCAATAATTTTTTTTCTTCTATCTCTTTGTATTTTAATTCTTTTGTTTAAAGCTAGTATTTTTGTACGAGAGCCTATTAATTTTTTGTTGTCTTTACGATAATTTTCTTTTTCTTCACCACTCAATGCGTTTAAAGAGTTAACTACTCTGTCAGACATGTCTTTTAAGTCATAAAACATATTTAAAGCACCTCGTCCATTTCGACTATACAGTATGGCACTAATAGGTGCTCTTTTATCTATAGGTGTAGTTGCTGTTGGGTTATCTACAAATTGATTTATAATACCGTCTATTAGCTGCGTAGCAGCCATTCCAACAGTTCCCGTAGTAGCTCTAATAAAGTGATCAGTTTTTAATGGTGATATACCTACTTCACCTAAACCTTTAGCTAAATAAGAAGTTCCTTGATTAACTTGTAAATTAGTTTCTTTCTTTTGTTGATAGGCACTTACAATAGGATCACCTGTAAAAAAGCTATAATTTGTCATTACTTCTATAGGCGCTTTTACAGCTTGTGGAAATAAAGTTGGTGATAAAAACCCACCAAAAAAAGTATCTGTTATAGCTTGTCTTACTCTTCTTGCATCTAATTCACTGTTAGTTCCTTCTTTAGTAATAATATTGTATAAACCTTCAGGCAACATTTTAAATAAAAAAGCTAACTCACCACGAAGTGGAATACCGATCCCCATACCTGGAATAATATATTTTCTAATTTTTTCTTGATCAGGCAGGGCTTCATACTCATCGTCACCCCCTACCATAGCTGAGTATATAAGGTTAAGAAACATAATTTTTGCTGCCGTTACTGCAAACAATTTTACTGCAATTTTTTTCTCTTGATCTGAAACAAATTTACCTCTCATTACATTTATAAGTATGTCCATACCTTGTATGTACGCGTTTAAAAAAGCTATAGTATGTGTTAACAACCTTAAATTTTGACTACTACCTTTTTTATTCCAGTTAATAATATTTATAGCTTTATTAACAGCTAGTATTTCATTCCCACCTTTTATAGTACCGTCAGGCTGCATGACTCCGCCGGTATCTAATAATGCTTGTTCAAAATTAGCTGCGCGTTGAGCCATATCAGAATGAGTAGCTAAATCTTCAAAATAAGCAAATAAGCTTCTCATTTTACTTTCAGGCAATAATCCATATTTTCGTCTAGTTTTTCCTATAACCTCTTTACCAGTTAGACCATACCCGCCAACAACCCCTAAAGCTTCCATTTGTTTTAGTATAGGAGAGTTAGGGTCTTGTCTAATTTTAATGTAACTTAGCAGAACTCTCTTTGCTAGCTGTCCTGGATTTTTAGTTCCTGAGTAAATAGCAGAACCCATTGCGTCATTAAATACTTGATACGCTTGAAATACAGGGTTAGCTGTAATAGTTTGTCTTAATAATGTAGCAAAAGCAGAAAACCAACCAGTGTCTAGCAATGGAGCGGAAGCACCTTTTAAGGCCTCTGCGTAGTTCATATCTGCATAATCAACATACACTTTTTCACCATCAATTAATAATTCAGCAACAAAACCATCTCTATCATCAGGTATAGACGCTGTAGAAGTATACGTTACAATATCATCAGGGTTTTCATCTTTTATACGATCAAGTTGTTTCTTTTGTTTTACAGTTAAACCTTCTTTTGTTTCTGCTTGTTCTTCCAAAGCTTTAATCTTTTCTTTGTTTCTTATGCCTACAAAATTAGCTGCTTCTTGATCACCATGATTTCTTAAAGCTGCATTTACAGACCAATAATGTTTTATTACAAAGTTGTCTAATACATTAGCAGTTTGTTTATCACTGGTTCCTTTAAATTTATACTCTTGACCTAAATCAGTGTACCCTCTAAAAAACTCTTTTATCCCATTTTGATCTAAATTTAAATCGTCAAGAGTTTTGTTTAACGGTACATACCAATCACGACTTCTAAACACAGCTGCTTTTTCTTTACTATACACACCTGTAGCTTCTAACAAATCAATATTGCGTTGTTGTATTGTATTTAACATCATTGATATTTGTTGTAATTCAGGATATTGTTGTTGAGTTACAAGATAATTTTTAGTTTCTAAAATCTTCTTGTAATCTTCTGACATATCTGTTTTTTGACTTTCTAAAAGGTTAATTTTTTTAGTTATAATCTGTTTTTCACTTTTGTTTTTAGTGTTAGATCTTTCGTTTTCTAATTCGCTTATTCTTCTATCACGATTTTCGTTTAGTTGTTGTTCACCCTCCAATCTTTTGCCAACTAAATATTCTTGAACTAATATATTAGCTTCTTTTACTCCTACCTTGTCAGATAATTTTCCAACTAAATTAAACACACCACTAATAGTTGTAGAATCGTCTATTATTTTAGGCAATCCGTTTTCTTGTATTATTACATACCCTCTTGACATTGAATTAGATGCTATTCCCATAGCTTGTAATACGGCGTCCATAATAATATCAACTCTAGCCCGGAAAGGTATGGCATCGTTAAATACTGAATTAAGACTTTTTGTTTGAGCTAATTCTTGTATAGCCGCACTAGAATTAGCAACTTTTGTTCTAAATGTAATAAACTTTTGAGTCAGTGAAGTTTTAGGAAAATCATCAGAGGTTAGTCTTCTATGTATACCTTTAACAATACGTTTAAAAATACCATCGCTATCAGTTTTTACATCAAACACTCTTTCTCTAAACTCTTCGTTTGTTTCGTTTTCACGTGGTTTATTGTATAAAGGATCTGAACCTACAATTCTACTAGGAGGGCCATCTAATAAGTCTTGGGCTACTACTAAGTAATCATTAAGTAGTGAATTAGGTATATTAGTAGAGAAGTTAAACAATTTCTTTATTGCATTAACAAGATCAAACCACAAAGAATTTAAATTATTTTTAGGGTTAAGAGGTGCTGTTTCACTTAAGAATCTTTGGAATTTCACATCTTGAAGTGCGTAGTTAACAAATTCAAACACATTATCTAGCTCTCTATCAAACTTGCCATTAGCAGCTGCTTGTGCTCTTTCGTATATTTTGTTTATATATCTACCAGCTTCGTTTTTAGGTTTACCGCTTCTAGTGAATGCATCATTCATTTTCTTAGCTTGAACAGCATGAAGAGCTTCATGAATTATAGTACCTATATTTGCATTGGGGTGTACACGCACATTGTTAGTGTCAGCTGTATAGGCTCCATAAGCTCCACCACCATCTCTAGTTCTTACTTGTTCAATTGAAAACCCTGTTGTTTGCAGGTTAGGAACTTTTAACATTGTGTCAAGCAATACAGTTTCTACTTCGCCCAACACATTACCGTACTCAGATTTAAGTATTTGTAAAGCCCTTTTTAAGTTTTTAACACCTTTAAATCTGTTTATTTGATCAGGACGTTGTACATAATTAGGGTTACCTGCAGTGTGGAAATCATCTGTTTCAGGATTATAATCAATATCTTCAGTATACGTATCCTTTCCACCTATTGTATATTTATTAGCTGTTGATATTTTTACTGCATCAGCTTTTGAATATCCTAAATCTATTAGAAGCTTTTCTTGTTCTTTTTGCTTAGCTTTTTTTTCTTGAGCTGGTGTTAGTTCAGCTTCAGGTTTACCTAACTTTTGATCTTTTATTAATTTATTGCCTTCTTCTATATAATTTTTAATATCAGATGGAGTATTAAAATCATCCTGTGCTTCTTCTATAAATTCTATATTGTCCATACGTTTACTGCTTAATCTACTAATAATCTTACGAAGCTTTGTTTTATCTCTATTTAGCTCTGTTGGTAAAGCTATTCTTTCATTGTTTTCATTAGTTGAAACTTCAATTAAACCTTCTGATACTAAAGCGTCTATTTGTTCAGCAGTAGAGCCAGTATCTTCTGTTATTTGTGTAAACGTCGCACCTTTTGGTCTTCTGCCAATGTATTCAACCGTTTCATCACCCTCTTGCACCACAGGGCCTTGGTCTACTACGGGTTCTACTACGGGTTCTACTACGGGTTCTACTACGGGTTCTACTACGGGTTCTACTACGGGTTCTACTACGGGTTCTACTACGGGTTCTACTACGGGTTCTACTACTGGTGTTTTTTGTTTTATGTCATTTATTGCACTTTGTAGTGGGCTAATTGGAGCTTTTACTTTTTCAGGAGTTGCTTGAATTTTTTGTACAGTCTTGTTGTTTTTAACTTGTGAAGTTACATCTACTCCATCCAACACAGGTAACTGATTAACTAGTGTTTTTAGTTGCGCAGGATTAATCTTTATACCTGCACCACTTAAAGCTCTTTTTAAGGTTGAAGGGGTGTATGATTTTGTAGGGTCTACTTGTATAAAGTTTACAATTTGTTTTCTTACATCTTCAGTTAATGTATCGTCGACATTTCCCTTTCCTGTTCTAGGTCCAGGAGCAGTTGATATATTGTTGACCACTCCTTCTCCGTCAAGATCTGCAGTTCCTTCGGCATTGGTTCTTTGGCCGGTTCCCCGTGAGCCAAGTACTGCAGCCCTTCCTGTATTTGCACTAGACTGAGATTCTTTGTTAAAGTTGTATTTGACATTAGGATTATTCTCCTCTATTAAAACTGTAAAATCATTAATAGCTTGTTCGTTTATTTTACC